CATTTCTACTCCCCCTCCTGAAAAGTGTGAATAGTCAGGCAATATTATTTATCACCTCTTCTTGCCACCATTCTTTGCTTTTTTCGCAGTCGCATTACCTTGATTTTGCTTGGGTTGCTTTCCGCCAGCGGAACCCTTTTTTCCTTTGTTGGGTGACTTTGCCATTAGTTTATAGGCATAACATTTTATTTATATCAGACAGTTTAAAAATTGGACTACTTGACAAATCCTAAATATTAACTTATTATGTAAAAATCCCTGTTATGAGCAGGGTCTTTTTTATGAGATATTGACTGTGATTAGAGCCGTGGAAGGTGCCCTTTGAGAAAAGGGTGTACCCCCCTTCTATACGGATGTAGAGTTCAATTAAATTTAGTGCAAAATTTCTTTACAGTAGCCCTGCCTCTCCTGGCAACGGTTACAACCAGTACGGCATCACTGCCATTCGTCAACTACAAGATGCAAGGTCCGCCTCCTCCAGTTCCTGGACAAGCACCTTTCTCAGTTATTAAAGAGTTTGACCTTGTAGATGAAAAGAAGACAGCAATCCGCGAGGTTGCTCCCGCAAAGCCAAAAGAGAAAAGGATAATTTGTAAAGGGTGTAATGAATACGAAAATAAAACCCTGAGTTTTCTTCAGGATCGTGGTATTAAAGACAAGTATGCCCTTGCCACCGTCATGGGTAATATTCGACAAGAATCCGCATTTGTTCCGAATATTTGTGAAGGTGGTACTAGAACCTCTTATAGAGGATGTAGAAGTGGTGGATATGGTCTAATTCAATTTACGAGTGCGTCTCGTTATAATGGATTAGGTGAATTTGCTTCTCGTTATGGTGGAAACCCTTCTACACTTGATACACAACTTCGTTATATCATTAGTGAACCTCAATGGAAGAATATTGAAAATAGATTAAAATCTCCAGGAAAACCCGTTGAATATTATATGCGTTTAGCATATTCTTGGTTGGGTTGGGGACACCATGGAGCAAGAACACAATATGCTTATGACTATGCCAACCGACTGATTTTGACTGAAGTTTGATATATAAGGGGAGTAAGAGCACTCCCCTTTTTTATGTTTAATTTTAATTTTGGAAAGAGTCCAGATAATAAGAAACTGATTATAGTAGGAATCCTATTATCAACTCTTATCGCAGCACTCTCACAATGTAGTAAGATATCAGAAAATGCACTTTGGGATTTATTGGATGAAATTCAAAGAGAGTTTTTCCCACAAACTATCATTAATGAAGTTATACTTAAAGATTCTGACAAAATAAATCGTAGGGTTGGAAGAGATGTAACCAGAGCAATAGAGCAGGTTACTCCAGAATATGATAGAATCATTCGAGAAGCAGACAAGAAGTATCTTCCAAAATACATTGAAGAGAAAAATGATGAAAATTTATGTTATACTGATGAATGTAAGAAACTTACACCACCAATGAGACTCTGTGCTCCTTGGATAGAAACCTGTAATTAAAACTACTATATAAACATATCTTATTTTTTGGAGATCATTATGTCCGTATCAGAAGAACTGCTGAATGCTGTTGAAGCGTGGAAAGTAGAAGATGAAAAATTTACTGCTGGTAATAGTGCAGCAGGCACTCGTGCTCGTAAGGCACTTCAAGAGATTGCTAAACTGGTCAAGACTCGTAGAACCGAGATCACTGAAGAAAAAAACGCTCGCAAAGAGGTAAAGGGTTGACAGGGGTTGATGAATCCCTTATAATAGTCTCATAGGCAAAGGGGGTCCAAACCTCTTGTAAGTCCTTCCCCTCCTATGCCTCTCAACGATGCACAAACAGGGAGGTCTCTTGTCTCAGTAGCTCAGTCGGAATAGAGCATCTGCCTTAAACATAAATGGAGCGTCATAAAGGAAACTTTATGAATGTAACTTCTCAAATTCGGGGAACCCTTTAAAATGGCAATCCCGAGCCAAGCATCGTTAGATGAAGGTGTAGAGACTTTACGGGAAGTACCTAAGTCCTTTGGGATATGGTAAAGAGAAAGTCCAGACCACAAACAGAAATGGCGGAGAAATCCGTAGTGGTAAGCTAAGCAGTTGGTCGGGGGTTCGAGTCCCTCCTGAGACGCTTGGAGTTTTATGACTTCATATATAAAAATGATAGAGGGTAAGTCTCTGTTATATCCTTATGAGGTATATCACACTTACTCCATCATTCCCCGATAACTCAATTGGTAGAGTGTCGTGCTGTTAACATGAAAGTTGTAGGATCGTACCCTACTCGGGGAGTTGGAAGGACTGGAAATGTCTGGGACTTCCTACTAAATCCTAAGTTCTCTTAGGTCAGGGGATTGATCACCCCTGCTCGATGCCCTTGTAACTCAGTGGTAGAGTGCGATACTTGTAATATCGAAGCCATCGGTTCAAATCCGTTCGGGGGCTTGACAAGGTTACGATCTTGTCTTATACTTTCCTTATCTGTGTGAAGGAAAGTGTATTGGGGGTCCTCTAATACCCCCATAATTTGCGAATGTGGTGTAGCGGTAACATCCCATCCTTCCAAGTTGGTGTCACGGGTTCGATCCCCGTCATTCGCTTCGGGAAACCGAATTCCCGATAAAAACTAAATAAACCGAGTGACAAACGCCTCAACTACTCGCCGTAGTCACTTGAATCAACGGAGTTACGTCGAAACTCCTTACATCCGCAGGTATTACTCTGCGAGAAAATATAGAGGTACTTATGTTTAAATCCGCTATCGCAGTAACCCTTGCTGCAACCCCACTAGTCACTGGTGCTGCGTTCGCAGAACCCTATGGTCCTTATGTGGATATGCCACAGGTCACCAGCATTACTCAGTTCTCTGATGTGCAACCCAATGATTGGGCATATCAGGCACTCAACAACCTTGTAGAGCGTTATGGTTGTGTTGCTGGTTATCCTAACGGCACTTTTGGTGGTGGTCGTTCAATGACCCGATATGAGGCAGCGGCACTACTGAATGCTTGTCTAGATCGCGTAACCGAAGTAACTGATGAACTCAAGCGTCTCCAAGCAGAATTTGCTCAAGAACTAGCAGTTATTCGTGGTCGTGTAGATAAACTAGAATCCCAAGTTGCTACTCTTGAAGCACAGCAGTTCTCTACTACCACCAAACTACGTGGTGAAGCAACCTTTGTTCTTGGTGGCGTAGATGACTATCGCACTAAAGCAGGTAAACTTACTACTGCTACAACTGGTGATGATGTCACCAAAACTGCCTTTAACTATGATGTTCGTCTGAACTTTGATACTTCGTTTACTGGTAGCGATCTTCTTCGCACCCGTCTACGTTCTTCAAACTTCAGTGCTGATCCTTTCGGTTCTTCTTCTTCACTCTTCAAACTGGACAAAGCAGACAACTTCTCCAGTGCTAATGGTGATAATGTAGTCCTTGATCGTCTGTACTATCAGTTCCCTGCTTTCAACAACAAAGCAACTCTAACTGCTGGTGCTAAGGTTCGTAACACCGAAATGGCATGGATTCCTTCGGCATATAAGTCTGAGATTCTTGACTTCTTTGCTGTTGCTGGTGCTCCTGGTGTTTATAACAAAGCAACTGGTGCTGGTTTCGGTGCTCTCTGGAGTCAAGGTAAGACTGGTCTTGTTGCTGGTGTAAACTATGTGGCACAGAACGGTTCTGATTCTTCCAAGGGTGAGTTTGATGAAGCTGGTGCTCTGAATACTCTTGCGCAAGTTGGTTATCGTGGTACTAATTGGGGTGCTGCTTTTGGTTATCGTTATGGTACTGAAGGCACTCGTGTTCGCACCTATAATGGTCTGAATGGTGCTTCTGGTACTCTGCTTCCAAATCAAACCTCCAATGGTTATGCCTTTAATGCTTATTGGCAACCTATGCAATCTGGTTGGGTTCCCTCAATCTCTGCTGCCTATGGTTGGAATACTGTAAGTGGTGTTCCTTCTGATAAAACCACAACTGATAATAGTCAGTCTTGGATGGCAGGTCTTCAGTGGTCTGATGTATTCCTGAAAGGCAACAGTGCTGGTGTTGCCGTCGGTCAAGCACCTACAGGTCAAAACCTGAATGGTAAGGATCTGGATCCTGCAACAATGCTTGAAATCTTCTACAAGTATCAAGTATCCGATCATATCAGCATCACTCCTGCTATCTTCTATGCTAGCAACAACCAACGTCTGGTTGATAACTCCTCTAATTGGGGAGGAGTTGTATCCACAAAGTTCACTTTCTAAGTGATAAATAAAAATACCTGGTTTGTGTGAGAACTTTTCAGGTGGGGAGGTCTTAAGACCTCCTTTTTTATGTTATAATATAAATATTAGTATCTCACACAAACTAAGGTTCGTATGTCTAAAAGAAGTATGATTTGTGGCGTCGGTATAAATGACGCTGATTATCCAGTAAAACCAAGAATAAATGGGACAGAAGAAAGAATTGAATGTCCTTTTTATAATAGGTGGAGATATATGCTAACTAGGTGTTATTCATACTGGGGGTTGACAAAACCCCCTTTTTGTTGTACCATTTCTGATGGGTTGGTAAAAAATATGTCCCTTCTCTCACAACAGGATCGTCAAATGGCGATTGAAGCACTAGAATATTATGTGCAAAAATTAAAGGATGATAACTGCAATCAGGCAGCAATTACTTCTTTCCAAACTCTTTTGAATTGGATTGAATTAGAACATTATAAACATGAAAATTAATCTTTGGTATTGTGCCGAAATGAAACTGTGGCGATGGACTCTAACTGATGATCATCGTCCAATCATAAAACAAGAATCGGGACAAAGAGAAAATCTAAGAGATGCTATGAATGATATAGCAAATACTGTGGAATATCTTATGAAGAAAGATTTTTAAAATACTTCATTTACACAGAGAATAATTGGAGTTCTAATTTCTTTTTGTTGATTATAAATATTTCAAAAGTATTTGGTTAGATGGAAGGTTTATACAAGTTACTGAGTGATATTCATTCAAATCTTTTTGTTTTATTTCATAAGACTTGGGTTTTTCATTGGAATGTTATAGGTTCTGATTTTCAGCAACTTCATACATTATTTGGCGAACAATATGAGGCAATGTTTGGTGAGATTGACCGTCTTGCCGAACACATGAGATTTTTAAATATTCGTCCAGTTGGAACTCTTACTCGCATTGTAGAAGTTTCTACAGTTGGTCAAGGTTCAGATATTGTTCAAATTGATGAACTTGGACAAAGGCAAATTGTTCCAGGTAAACCAGTCGTCAAAGCAGAAGAAATGGTTAAAAGACTTCTTGCGGATAATTTAATCTTTTTGGAACTTTTAACAGAAGCGTCTGAAGCAGCAGGAGAGCAAAGATCATATGCAACAGAAAATCTTCTCCAAGATTTAATGGAATCACATGGTAAGTTTGTATGGATGTTGAGATCAATAACTGAAAAATCTCAAAAAATGTCTATAGAGGATGTTGCAACTGAAGTACCTCCACAAGAACAACCTGTACAACCTCAAATTCAATAATACTGATATTTAATTGATTGATTAGAAATGGAAAATTTAAGAATCAGATGTCGTTCCTGTGGTAAGGAGATTGAAGGGCATCAAATTAAAACTGTAACTTGTGGTTGCCCTAATATGGCAACCATTCGTGGAGATAAGATTTCAGCAGTTGACTTATCGCAAATTGTTATGTTGAACTCTTATCATACAAAAACAAAGTCTGGCGTTCTTACTAATGAAGATATTGCCTGGCAGGAAGAGCGTAGAAAAAGAAAAGTTAGACGATTAGATTTTGAAGTCCGTTGAGGACTTATTGGTTATTATATTTTTAATAATAGTTAAAACTTTTTTGAAGTTTTCTATTTTGTTATACTTCATCCAAGAAGTATCAATAATACAAAGTTCTATATTTTTTTCCAGACACGCTTGAAATTTTCTTTCATCGTTATTTTGTATTTGCTTTAATTTTTCTTCACCATAAATTAGTTCGTAATGAAAAATACCATTCAATTCAAATGCTAAATTAATTTCTGGAATGTAAATATCTAACTCTGAATTAATAGTATCTTTTCTATTGAAGTGAAAGTCAAAATTATATTCTTGACTTAACTGTTCTTGTAAAAATACTTCGAGTTTTGATACTCTAGTTCCATTTGTTTTGTGGGTATTATTATAAGTCGCAGCACAACTTCTAGAACAAAAATGGTTTTTTGTTTTCTTTTGTTCTGCCGGAACTTTATGAAAACTTTTATTGCAATTCTTACATTTTACAAAGTTTTTTTCTTTTTCTTTAATTTGATATTTCTTATGACATTTTTTAGAGCAAAAATGATTGCCTTTTCCCCTTTTAACTTCATATGGTAATTTTTGAAAAAGTGTGCTACAATTTAGACAAGTTACATCAACCATAACTTTATAAATAACGGAAAGACCTATAAATATTTATATTTTTCAGATCTTTATCACTCCGTAAATATCATAGTAGAGGTCCGGTTGGCCGAGGACGCCGCCTTGAAAGCGGTCGGGGTTAATAGCCTTCGCAGGTTCGATTCCTGTCTCTACTGTTATAACTGTAAATATTAGAAATATTACAAAATTTAAGATTGTCTTAATCTATATTTTTATATCAACACAAACTTGACAAGTTGAAACTACCAACTAGTATAACTAGTAGTATTCAACTTGAACCTTATGGATCAGCACACATACGACAATTGGGTGAAGATCAAGGCAGTCTTTGAAGAATCTGGTAACATAGATAATATGTTCTATAAAAGAGCAGTAGAAATTGTAAAGACTAGAAGAGATCCTCTGGCAAAATTTCTTGGAGATGAAAAGTGATGGAACCACAGGATGAATTAGTGAGTCGTTCAGAAGTTCAGGAGATGATCGATGCTGCCATACGACGCCACAATCGTAATGCTTCGATTATCAGTATGTGTGTTGGTTGGGTTGTTCTTGCACTTTTTGCTGAGGGTCTGCTTAGACTCATTGGAGTAATACCTCCATTGTTGCCATCTCTTAGTATCACGCTAAAATAAAAAATGACAACAGAAGATTGGTTTATATTTATTGAGTTTTTCTCACATATGCTTTATATGTTTGTGGCATTTATGTGTGGTCTCATCATTGGTTACCTTGTAGGATTTAAAAACGGAGGAATGTAATGGGTAATTTGGTTATTAATACTATTGTTATTTTTGGTCTCATAATATTTTTTATAAATTGGGGACTTCACAATGCCTATCCGCAATAAAAGAAAATATGAATTTGCTATGTCTTCATTTGTAAGAATGCTTGGACATAATGTAAATCACAATCACGATATCAATCGGTTTTGTATAGAATGGTCTGAGTGGGGTGTAGACGCCCCTCTATCAGGACTGAATGAAGTAGACCAATACTTCTACTATGAATATAAGAGTTGGAGAGGGGGATGATTTTTCACATCGTAGAAACACTTGCATCAAGTCCAGTCTGGTTAGGACTTTGTGGAGCAGGATTGACAATCGCTCCGATTATGGGTATAATGCTTATACATCGAACTAAATAACGATGTAACGGGGTATAGTAGAAAAGTATAACTCTGCGTTTGGGACGCAGCGAAGAGGGGGCAGTACCTTCTACCCCGATTGCCAGTTTCCCAACTGGC